GCCGCACTAGATCAGCTCGCCAAGTCTGGTGAAGTTGATGACATGGAGCGCATGCAGTTCGAAAAGTTTCGCTCTGCCTTTAAGTTTTTTGCTTTGGGCGTTTGATGCGATGATAGGACTCTTCCCCGTTGCTAGGGAATTCCCCGATGCCTAACAAGACTGAGGAGCAAATGCTCCAAGCAATCAAGGACAAAAGGAATTTTAAGAGGGACAACACTCGGGTCGAGGTTATCGAATTCGATGGCATCGAAACCCGGATTCATGTTTACCTTTTCTCAAGCAAAATCTTCACACTCACTGATCAAAATTTCACGATTAACCACTGCGGCTGGAGGACCAACGTAACTAAATCAAGACTCAACGCACTGCTGGATTATTACCACGCGGGTGCAGGCATTCACAGATCACACGGCGCTTGGTATCTCCGACTGCCGTCAAAGGTTGAGGGCGTTCAATGGTCTTGGACAGAGCTTGAAACTCTCAGCACTGATTACACCTTTCCCCGTCTCGACAATCAAAACGATGAGCACACCAGAGAGCTACACAGAAGCAATCATGTTCATGCTCGACTCGATCACGAGAGCCGAGAAATCGAATATTGAGGAAGATATTCGCATAAAGATGCGCATGAAGCATGAACTTCGACCGGCGACTCTTCAAGGCATCGAGACCTTGAGCGAGCTGATCAAAGTGCATGACTACATGCGTGAGATTAACTAGGTGGTCACACGCCACTCAGTTGCATCAAAAGGCTTGAGATTAACCCACTTTGCGTAGGAAACTCCGCGATATGTCAGAAGAGCAAACGTTTTAGAACGCTCATGCTTTTCAGGATCATATGCAGGGAGATCGTACTCAAAGCTGAGTTTTATCCTCACTTGCCTTGGGTGTAAGGAACACCCCGGTATGTTAAGACAACAGGTTGCACTTCAAGACGCATCATGCGGAATTCTTGGAGAGACTGCATTTTCCTGCGTGCGCTGCGACGACGCTGTGCGTCAAGGAAAGAGACGACTACGGATTTCATGTCTGTTGTTGTATCTGTTGTTACTTTAACTGACTCACACAAATTCTGAAGTTCAACAAGTAACACAATGAACCAATTCAAAAGCATCAATATGTTCCTTGCTCTTGTCATTGGAGCGGGAGCTGGATCACTCTACATGGTTGCGATGCAACGGTTTTTGAACGCTCAAGAGAGGACTGAATGTGCCACGGCTCACCATCGTAGACTCATCCATCTGACGACAGTCATGGGTGACACCTACCACTGCGTTCCTGCTTACTTCTTTCAACCAAAATGAGACTTTCTAGATTTCTTTCCTACGTTTCCGAGCAAGTTGGTCCTCAGAGTTTGAACGCTTGTGTCTGCTTTGTAATCATTGGCGAGCAACATGACAGAGAGTTTGACGTTATGCAATCACGCATGCAAAGACATGCAGCTTTGAAAGCTTCAAACGAAACTCAAATTTCGAGATCTTTGCGTAGGCTCGAAGAGGTTGGATTGATTGAAAGATACAAACAACCTGGCGAAAAACTTTGTTGGTATCTTCGTCTTACAGATAAAGGTAAAGAGGTGTGGGAGAGTTATAGTTCGTTGAATTAAGCCACGCGGCGATGATTCTTCCTGATTACGAGATCGCAAGATTGTGCGTAGAGGGAATGATCACACCATACGATGCGGATCTTGTTAACCCAGCATCTCTCGATGTGAGGTTGGGAGGTGATCTGTTGATCGAACAGGAGAAAGGAACTGCTTTACGTGCATATTCAATCGAATCACACACGAAAGACAAACCTTTTCTGTTGATGCCTGGCGAATTTGTTTTGGCTCACACTCTTGAAAAGTTCAACGTTCCTGATGATGTAGCAGCAAACTTCGCTTTGAAGTCATCATTAGCTCGCGCCGGATTTGAACATCTTCTTGCCGGTTTCATTGATCCTGGATTCTCGAATTCAGTTCTTACCCTCGAATTGAAAAATGCAAGGAAAATGCACCCTGTTCCTCTCTGGCCTGGTATGAGAATCGGTCAGGTTGTTTGGCATCGCATGACTTCATCTCCGAAAGTATCTTATCGATACAGCGGTAGGTATAACGGAGACAGCAAAGTCACTGGGTGTAAGGGTCTTCTTTGACCCTTTTTTTAGATGCACTAAAAAATTATTTATCTTTTGAAGATTAAGAGACACTTAATGCAAAAACACTCTTTGTACAGAAAGTATTTTTATTATGAAAAACTGCTTACACTACCCTAACAAGTCACTTCTTTACAGTACAGAGCACGCAGTTGACACCAGCTAGTAAAAACTGTACAGTTTCAACTGTGCTCCTGAAGCACTTCCATCACTTGCAAATTCAAAACCATGATCAAGAAAATCATCAAGCAAGCATTCACAGCCGCCTCCGACTGGGGTGAGTACGACAGAGCTAAGGCACAAATGGAGGGAGCCTATGAGAGCCCGTGGAAAGCCACACGGTCAGTGTTGAACAAACTGTTGTACAACGCAGCTTGTGATGGCATGGACCTCACGCAATTCCAGGGCAAAGATTCTCCACTCCGTTTTGAAGAGCTGGGTGCGTTAGTGATTGTTCGACATCAACGGATTCCAACACCAGTCGAGCAGCTGACTACTATTGACGAACGCATTTCTCGTAAAAAGCAAGAACTCGATGTGCTGAAAGAGAAGCGCGAAAGTTTGATCGAACAGCTCAAGATCAAGAATCACGAGTTTGTAACCAGCAAGGTAGACACCGCATTCAAGAGGCTTTCCAAATGAGTCAACCCGAAGTTTTCATTCTGCACTGCTCAGTCAGTGCTTCTGTTCGACAGAGTGTACAGATTGCTTTTAAGGATTACAAACTTCCTGACGATGTAATCGACACTCTCAAAAAAGCGAATGCGAATTCCATCAGACCAAAGCTATCCAACGCTCTTCGACAACATCTTGAAGAAGTCAGGATCATGCAGAGGTATCTCTACGATCGTTGCACGATTCACCACGGGGATGTCCATTTCTTACACCCCGATTATTTCGAAGAGGCAATGCAACGCATTGAAGAGATTAAAAAGCATGTAGATGTGTGCAATGCCAAGCTTAAGGACAGCTGGCACGAAGAGTTGCAGCAGTGGCAGGGAACTGTGGATAACTTCTTCTCTCCACTTTTCACAGATCCAGAGCAGCTTCTCTTGGTTCGTGAGGCTTACATGAAAATGTTCCCCACGAAGGAGGAGTTTTCATCTCCAATCATGGTCGATGTGGTTGGTCCTTATCCTGCTTCTCTCGAACGAGTGGATGACCCTGAGGACATCAAGAGTCTTATCCAGAACCAAGCAGCTTTGAACACGGAAAAGGTGCTCGAAGCTGCAAGAAAAGGATCACTTGACGATAGCCTTGGCAAAGTCGCCAACTTGATTGACGATCTTGACGCTAGGCCAGCGCATAAAGTCACCGACCAGGTGCTGAGTGCGAACCCAAAGAAACGTGGTTCATGGCAGGTAATCGCAAGTGATTTGTCTCTTTCTGCAGCTCACAACCCGTTGCTCCTGCCAATAACCAAGCTGTGTCACGACTTGATCAAGGTCGGCAACAGGATGAAGTCACTCCCACAAGGTGTGGACAGGCTTCGTGAGTTTGAAAAATATGCTGAGATTCGTGAGGATATACGCGACGAAGCCGTAAAACTGACCAAGAAACAGGACAGTAGTGAAGGCTTCGAAGCTCTCCAAATGAGTCTTACGCTTAGCAACACTTACCAAAACCTCATTCAAAACCTCGCAACTTGCGATTCAATCGATGATCTCCAAACCTTTGAGAAAGAAGTCGAAGAACAGCTCGGCACTTATAAGCATCGCGCTGCGCACCTTCGAAAACTTTTTAAGAAAACTAAAGACCGCCTGGATATTGAGTCCTTCTCTAAAACAACTTTGGAGGAGCTGGAGAACTCCACGGTCCAGTCAGAAGACGACTGTGGCTTTTGAAAGGCTGATCCACGCGAAATCTATTCAAAGTTTCTATCGCAAACGTAAATTCTTCTGATCATGAACACTCAGCTGCAGACAAAACTTTCCACACTTCGTGGCGAACTTCGCTCTTGCTTCCTTGAACGCGAGCAAATCATCGACGGTGTTCTTGCTTCGATGATTACCGGACAGAATTGTTTTCTTTTTGGTGCTCCCGGCACTGGAAAATCTGAATTGGTTAGGTCAATCACCAAGCAATTCTCTGGTCTGAAGTTTTTTAATTATCTCCTGTCGCCTACCACCGATCCATCTGAGCTTTACGGACCTGTCGCAGTTTCTAAGTTGCTTCAGGACGAATACACCAGGGACACCAAAGGTTACCTTCCAGACGCAAACGTTGTCTTCCTCGACGAGTTGTTTAGGGGAAGCTCTGCTGTGTTGAATTCTTTGCTTCAAGTTCTCAACGAAAGAACATTCAACAACGGCAAAGAACTTGTCCAAACTGATATTTACTCAGTTGTAGCGGCCACCAACTCATTCCCCACTGAAGAAAGTCTTCAAGCTTTTTGCGATAGATTTTTGTTCCGGCCCACGGTTGAAAGTCTGAAGAAAGCTTCAAGTAAGAGGAAGCTATACAACTGGGCTGTGTCATCACGACCAGTTCCTGAAACTTTTATGTCACAAGAAGATCTGCTTGAGCTTAGAGAAGCTACAGAAAATGTGAGTGTAGATGAAAAGTTTATAGACGCATTCTCTGAATGCATGTGTATGCTCGAAGCTTCGGGAATTTACGTATCTGATCGACGGAGAGTTCAGACAATTAAATTCTTAAGAGGTTGGGCTGTTGTAAACAATGAAAGTTCTCTTTACCCAGAGTTTCTGTATGACACCCTTAAACATATCGTTTATCAAACTCAGGAAGATATATCAGTTATTCAAGAAGTCGTAGAGCAATGCGTACCCACGGCTGAAAAGTACTTCCAAGACGCATCAAAGGCGGCTACCGGTGTAATGGCAGAGTTTCGTTCTCATGCAAATACACAGGTCGAAAGAATCAGCGAACTCTCTGAGCACGTCAGGAAACTAAAAGATCTTCTAAGCGATATGGAAACAGTGCGCAAAAGAGCAGAAGAAAAACTCGATGATGGAGACATGAGAATGAGCGCTGAGACACGAATGAAAGCTATAAAAATCTGTCAAAGACTTTCAGCAAACTGCACAACAATCTCTGAAGCTATCTCACGGTATCAAAAATGAACAAAGTTACTGAAACAGTCAGGTTGACTAAACTAAGTCGACTTAGTCCACTTGTCCTCCACGTATCGGCACTTACTGATTTCTTGTGGCCTGATTTTGTAAGGGAGACTAAACCTCAAGTTAAATACTTTACTGAAAGGTACAACATCAACCAGCTAAGTCGTTTCGGCATGGAGCTGTTTGAGTTTCTGTACACAGGAGGGGATGTCAAAAGGATTGTAGATTCAGATGAGTTCGAGAATTATTTCCGAGCTAAACAAAATGGTGAGAACCCTGAATACCCAAAGGGTTACAAACCAGAAAATAGTTTTTGGAATTTAGTACTCGATGATATTAAAAACAATCCTTTTTACTCAGAGCTGCAAGAACTTTGTACAGGTAGTCATTTCAACAGTGGGAACAATGCTATTTGTATTTTGAATGAACTGAGTAATCTTCTCGAAGATATTATCGAAAACAACAGCGCAGTGCTAAGCGCACTAACGACTGAAACCGAAAGGTTGAAAGAGGTTAGGACTGAGTTTGTTCAAGCGATGAAGGAAGGCAATAGTGAGAAGGCACTCGACTTGAAAAAAGAAGGGATGTCTATCGCTAACAAAATCGAGGAGACTTTATCGAGTGCCCACGAGTTGAACAGAGCAACTATCGATAAAGGTATTCAAGACGCTCATGCCGCAGCAGAATCTCTCAACGATGCGATGCAATCTCTCGCAGGAGACAACAAAGGAAAAGGAGAGAAGCACAACAACATCAAGGAAAAGCAGGCGCTAGCCGCAAAACTTAGAACTAACAAGCGATTACTGCAGTTAGCAAAACGCATCGGTTCTATGAAAAAATCCTGGAATAAGAAGAAAAGATCAAACAGGCATGCTTCAACATATAGCGACATCGTTGGAGCAGTTATGTCCGACAACGTCACAAAAGCATTCCCATCTGAGATCGCTTTGGCTGCCACGGAGAAGGGGCGGGCGTTGTTCGCGCTAAAACATCAGCAGAAAACTATTCTGACTAAGGAGTATGAATCAAAAACTAACGAACTAGAAAGAGGTCCAGTTGTCATGTACATAGATATATCTGGGTCGATGAGCGGTAAACCAGAAGTTTGGTCAAAGGCAATCGCTTACGTTATAGCTGAAGAGTGCGCAAAAGATAAGAGAGATTTTCAAGTTCACTTATTTGATACAGGCATTGATCAGAGCATAACCATCGAGCCTCACGAAACAAATAAAGAGCACCTCATCAACTTCATGCTTGCGTGGCATACACGAGGAGGTACATCTTTCGATCAGGTGATGAAGCACGCTTACAGCAGAGCTGACATCGACCCAAGGGCAGACATTCTGATAATTACAGACGGACAGTGCGAAGTGACGGAAGCAACGGTTCGTAAATTTAACTTGTTTAAAAAGAATCAGTCTCTCGATGTCCACGCGATGTGCATCGGTAGTAAAAGCTCCTCACTGACTACATTCTGCGACACAGTTAATCTCGTAAACATATCACAGGATGCAGAGTCCTCTGAACTTTTTCAAAGTGTAATTTCATGAAGTTGATGTAGTATGCTCTCGTACCCTCAAAAACAGCATGTCTACTGTTAAAGAGGATCTTTCCATAATTCAATCAATAACTAACAAGTATCTTGATAATCGTCACAGCGACGATTTAAGAAAATGGATTGCTTGTTGTTTTGCTGAGGCCACGCGACCTTCGAGATCGTTTAGGTACAGAGACAAACTCATTACGTACCTGAGCGAACCGGAGTTGTTCAACGTTTTGGTGATAGGGCCGGATGGTCACCCTCGGCACGAGAAGACAGTGCTGATGAGCACGTATCTCGAAAAAAACTTTGCCATCCTTACGCTTAAAGAGTTACAGGAAATCATTGTGTGCTCTCTGTACGATCTGTGGCAGACTGTGTGCGAAATAGAAAAGGAAATATATGGTTGACAAAGACTTGCTACTCAGTAAGTTGAACTCGTCCATTTCATTCCGACATGAAACTCAATTTTGAAATCAACGGAGTTGCAATCCGCGAGAACGAAGCCAAGTCTTTGTTTACTCTCTCAGACGAAACTCCTTCGATCACAATTGATTTAAGCGAGCACCTCACAAAGGACTGCTTGGACGCAAAGAAGCTTTTCAACCTGAGCATTAAATCCAAACAGCCTGAGCTTGCACAACTTGCTGCAAAGCTCGCCATGAGTACTCCTCAGGTCAAAGCAAAGAAGAAGCAAAAAGAGGTTGAAAAAGATAAAATCTCGACTCAAAAAATCGAGAAAATTTCTCTCGACGAAGCACTCGACAAGTTCATGTCCTCTAAAAGCATGACAAATGTTGGAGCAGCCATGGTGCTCCAAGGTCTGTCAGGTAAAGGCTGGACGACTTTGAAAGAGTTAGCAACGCATCATGTCAACGACCTCTGGGTCAACGATATGAACCACCGTTCAATGCTTTTCAATGGCTTCAAAAGCAATAACGGCAAGTTCATGCCTCTGGTGATGAAGCCTGGTCGAGGCGTTCAGACTTACCACTCCTCAGGGCTTTACACCGCTCTGAGAGACGGTGCTCGGCTTCTCGTTAAGTGGGGCTACGCCGAAGTTAAAGAAGAGACAAGCTACGGATCAGAGGATAAAAAACTGGTTGGTAACGAAAACCTCCTTCAACGAAAGGTATACAAGTTTGCGCTCACAGAGAAAGGTGAAGTGTTTGTAGATACCTGGGCTGATATGTATGACTACATCTTTACATACTGGGATCAGAAGCTCAACTGAACAAAACCCGGCTAGAGTCAAAGGACCGCAAATGAAGCGGTCCTTTTTTTTGCCATGCAACTTCGTTACGTCACTACTAAGTTCGATTTAGAAATCGTTTTCGCAGAACTTTGGGGAACAAGCAAGCTCTGCGCTGACTTTGAGACCACGGGGCTTGATGCTCGCGTTCACGAACCTAGATTGCTTCAGTTGTGCGACAGCAACCCTGAGCTTGAAGACAGAACTGTATATGTTATCGATTTCTTTAAATGCAAAGACTTAGCCGGTTTGAAGGAATTCATCCAGTCGAGGTCGATGCTGGTGTTTCATAACGCCAACTTTGATCTTCAGTTTTTACTGAAACTCGGTATCGATTTTAAAGGTAAAATTTTCGATACTTTTATTGCTGAAAAGTGCCTGCGGGCCGGGTTTAAGCAGAAAGTCGTGGCTCCTAAAACTGAAAAAGTTCACTATGGAGATGTGAGCTGTTCACTTAAAGCTGTAGTTGAAAGAAGGCTTGACCTTAGTATTTCAAAAGAACAACAGGTTTCAGATTGGCGTGCTGAAGAATTAAACCTAGAACAGATTGAATATGCGGCAAGAGACGTTGATATCCTCCCTAAAATTGCTGCCGATCAATTAAAGGAGTTAACAGCTGAGAACCTTCTAGAAGTCTATGGTTTGGAGAGTCAAGTAATCAGACCTGTGGCCTTGATGTGTCACTATGGTTTCAATGTGGATATCAGTAAAGTGAAAGTTCTACAAGCTAGAAAACAGCAGGAACTTGACACAGCTACTAGATTATTTTGTGAGTCCCTTGATAATCGTTTAAGCGATGAACTCAAGTTACCACGAAGGGCCGATGGGTCACTCGCCATTGGAAAGAATGCCAAAAAGGAGTTCAATCCTGGATCAAATACTCAGTGCGTCAAATACCTCAACGAGATCGGCGTTGATTTACCAGTTGATGATCGAACAGGAAAGCAAACGCTGTCTCAGGTAGCTCTTTCAGAGTTTGACAGCGACGATCCTACGCTCAATCTGCTTCGGAAAAGAACAAAAATTAAAACAGAACTAGCACATGTAGACAAAATAATCGAAAACATAAATCCAGTATCGTCACACATGCACAGTGGATATAATTCCTACGGTGCAAATAGCGGACGTTTCACAAGCTCAGGATCAAAAAGAACATCTGCAAAAAAAGCTAAAGAGTACTGGGGGATCAATATTCAGCAAGTGCCGCGAGACAAAGAGTTTCGAGGTTGTTTCGTTCCTTCCGAAGGGTATAAATTCCTTATCGCTGACTACTCTCAAATCGAATTGAGGTTGGCTGCTGAGCTTATCGGCATACCCCAGATGATCGAAGCTTTTCAACAGGGAGCTGACTTGCACAGCCTTACCGCAAGTTTGATTTACAACATCCCCATTGAGGAAGTTGGAGAAAAATCTAAAGAGCGTCAGCAGGGTAAAACTCTGAATTTTGCTCTCCTGTACGGCATGGGCTACAGAAAATACAAAACATACGCAGCGCAGTCAGGGAACATAATTTCTCTTTCTGAGGCAAAAATCGCTCACGCTGGCTTCCACAGGGCGTACCCTCGTCTTAAAGAATGGCACCGCGAACGTAACGCCATGATTCAAGATGGTTGGACTTACGTTCGAACTCCAATCGGAAGGCGTCGGTTGCTCAGCTATGACGACGTTGTCATGACGACCTGCGCAAACACACTTATCCAAGGAGCAGGTGCGGATATCCTCAAGCTCGCCATAGCAGCGTTAGGCAAACATATTTCTGATGAATTCAGACCAATCGCTACAGTACATGACGAACTTGTATTTGAGGCTACAGAAAGCAAAGCAGAGCACTACAGAGATGTTCTTGAATCAGAAATGAAGAAGGCAGCAGAGACCATCCTCAAAAAAGTTCCTGTAAAGTGCGATGCAAATGTCGGAGACTCTTGGGCTGAAAAATGACGTTGACTGCTTGGTTCCCAATTCACAAAGGTAAAGAAATATTTACTGCGAAAACCGACAGTGGTTATGTGGGCTGCTTTGCTACTGATAAATATTTATCTTTTACGAAGGAGTTTTTCGACAAACCTCTTGCAGCAGCAAACGCTGCAAGAAAGTTAAAGAAAGAAGTACTCACTGGTAAAAATGTAACCACAATTAAGCCAGTAACTCACGCAGTAACTAAGAAAAAACAAACTGCAAAAAAACCTCTAAAGTTAACAGGCAGCTTATATACTGTCGAGCAACGAGAGTCGATGCCTCTTCTTAGTTTCCAAGAGGTTTGGGTCGTCACTAAAGGTGACGAGTATGTACGCGACTGCTTAAATCAAGAGAAGAAAATTTTAGCTTCTTTTACTAAAGACAGGGAAAAAGCAAAACGATTTAAAGACCACGAAGGCGCTGCACGTATCGTCAGAGTTTTAAAAGGAACTCTAGGTCCAGGCTTTGACCTGAAAAGGTTTTACATACGTTTAGACTGAATCTAAAGCAAGTAAATACAATGCGCCTCGCAGGAGATTACTTCGGAATATCTTTGACTGACCCTGATGAAAGTCAGGGATCTACTTTGCTTGATTATTTTCCTGACTTAAGAAGAACTTTTAGCAACAAAAAAACCTCTGAAGAACGAGCAAACGAACCGCAACTCGTTGGAGGGGCTTCGTCTTTGAAACCATTTGGAGGGTTTAAGCCGACTCTAAGCAACGAAGCATTCGGTAAAACTGAAGAAGCTTTCGGAGGGTTCAAGGCATCCGAAGCTTCGAGAAGCGAACCTCAATCTGTTAAACCATTTGCTGGTTTTAAAAGATCTGGTTATTAAGTATATTGGGATATAGGTTCTAATAACTGAGACATGACTTCGTCTCGAAGGTACGGTCCATCCGTACAAAATCAATTTAATCTTGCGGGACGACGCCTCGGTCTTGACCTCGCTGGTCTGTTCGAAGAGGACGAAGACGGCGCAACTCAGTTCGGGGATTTAGTTCCCGGTATGCGCGTAACCTCTACAGCGAGAGGACGAGGTCATGGGCTTACGATGAAACCTCAACAACGTGATGCCGTCACCACAGAATTCAGCCTGACCCCTGAAGCAAAGGGAGCATCGAGTTCTAGTTCTTCGAGCGTCACCTTACCTGGTGGTCCTCTTCAAGTTCAAGAAGTGGAAAAAGAACCCGAAATCGAACTGAAACAGTATTTCGGTAATGTTGGCGGCGTGGGTATAGAAGATATTGGCGAAAAAGGTTTCGGCATGAAAGATTACAATGCCGCTATCGCTGCTGGTTATGACCCCGATAGTATTCGGGAGTATGTCATGGCTAATAAAGAAAATCTGTATAACATTGGACCTGATGCTCAGAAGAAGCTGGGTATCACAGGTTACGTAAGCACTAAGCCTGGAGTATTTGATTACTCTCAGTACGGTGGTACAGGCTTCGGCATGGAAGATGTCAAAGCTCTGGAGGCCCAAGGTGTAAGCGAAGCCGACATGAAGAAGCTTGCACAACAAGCACCAAATGTCGGACCTGATGCAGCAGCAAGGTTCGGTATCGCACAACCCGCAGCAGCAGCGCCCGCTGCCCCTAGCTACTCACGACCGACTGGTGCTGGCACCACGCCAGTCACTGGTTATGGGCTAGGCAAAGGAGATGGAAGCGGATTTAATTACGCCGCTTTCGGAGGCAGCGGTTTCGGTATGAAGGATGTCGCAGCTCTTGCTTCAAGAGGTGCGTCACAAGCTGACATGAAGCGAATTGCCCAAGGCGCTTCAAACATCGGGCCAGAAGCTCGAAAACTTCTCGGACTTTGATCCCTTCGCTTTTCTAACTCATGACTTCTTCACGCATCCGATTCGCAGGAATGAACCCTCTCTTAGCAGGGTTATTCCAAGACGACGAATCAGAAAGCTCAGGCGGTTTAGGACTCTTTCCCGGTGTGAGGATTGAGTCTACGTCTCGTGGTCGTGGCTACGGACTGACCATGAAACCTCAACAGCGTGACCCTCAGAAGGTCACCGTCGAAGCTCCCACAATGGGTGAGGCCCAATCGATGTTGGGCGATGTAAACATCACCAATACAAACACAAATACAAATACTCTTCCTGAGACTGAGATCGAAGAGCCAGAAATGATCGACCCTGGTAAAGCTTTCGCTGACCAGTACTTACAGAACTTCTCTAAGTACGATCAAGGCGAACAGGGTCTTTTCGGCGGTAAGGATGTTGACTTCTTACGCGGAAAAGGTGTGTCAGACGACGACATTCGTCGTATCGCTGATGAGCGCTCTACCGTTCAACAACTTCCGGCTGCTGTTTACCAGCGTCTTGGAGGTGTGACTCCTGCTGAACAATCAACTTCTGGCGGAGGCAGTGGCAAAGTCGGCGCACAAGCTTACGCTCAGAACTACACCTCAGGTAAATCTGGTTTCGATGCTGGAGCGGCAGGCATCTTCGGTGGACAGGATGTGGACGCTATGCGCCAAAAAGGCTATAGCGATAATGAAATCCGAGCCACGGTCAACGCCGTTCGCAATACCGGCCAAAGCATTCCTGACGCAGTCTTCCGTCGTTTAGGTAATTTCTAAGGTTGATACCATAAGGAAGCCATAGAATATTCTCAATGGCTTCCTGACCATGCGCAGCTTGGTAATCAAACTCCTTAACGGACGCATCGGGGTGTGGCTTAAGCTATACCCCGTTTTTGCTATTGACGCCGATGATAAAGAACGAATTCTTGAGATGATCCAGTTTCAACCGAATGACGTTTTTTAGATATAACTTACAACTAAATAGGAACAATAAAAAACTTACCTTAGCTGTCAAAGCAAACGATATCGCCCACGCTCAAGCGCAGTCATTAGACATCGCTAGGAGTTTAGAGGCAGATAAATTTGAGTTGACTTACGGAAAGACAAGATTGAGCAAGCTGAGTGAGCTTTTTGAGAAGCTTGCTTACAACGAATTTGATTATAAAAATTGTTACAGGTGGGAAGGATCAGAGACAAATGGTGTTCCATCTGTATACGCGCTTGGAAGAAGATACTATGTACGCCCTCTGATACTGGGTTACCTAGATATTTGCAGAGACAAAACCGTTAAGAACACATGCTGTAACAAGAAGTGTGTTAATCCTTACCATTATCATTATCTTTCCGGCACAAATGCCAAATTAGGTGGCGGTGATTTAAAAATGGCCTTAGCATTCCGAAGCCAAGGCGCGAGCGTTCCGCAAATCGCCAAGGCACTCAACGTACACCGATCAACGATTTACAGGACTTTCAAGAATGAATGTCTTCTTACTGGGGGTGAGGATTGC